TACTGCGTTCTGTAACAGTCATCAATAACTGTACAACACCTTGTATCAAGTCATCAGAATCACCACTAATAGCTACTGTTGCTAATTCGTCTGCAGTAAGTGTAGTCTTTATCCAAACTGCAGCGGCCGTCGTGCTATCTACACATCTATATGATTCATTCGGAGAGGCAATAATGTCTATCCAAAAGGATCCAACAGAATAACCTAGAGTATTATCATCATTAACGCCTGGAGGAACAGTACCATCCAACTTGTTTTGTAAACCTGCTGCTAATACAGCAATAGCTTGAGCTACTCTAAGAGCAGTCATGGCTTTTGTATTCTCTACACCACCTTCGGCTTCACCTTGACTAGCTAATGGGCCCTGTATTGCACTATCAGCAAGTGCACCTTGTGCAGCTGTAGCAAAGTCACTGGCGGTACCTAAAGTTGCATCAAGTACTATAGCATTCAGTTTGGCCAGTGAGTTAATATCAGTATCTGCCAAAAAGTCGTCAAGTGTACCAGCAAGAATTGCATCGCTTACACGTTGTATATTAGGCAAATCATCATATACTGCCTTGACAATATCCCAAGATGATTGCAAATAGACCTGTACTAAATCAGCATTAGGTGGTTGATTCCTGTTACGAAGGTTTTTCATGGTATCTCCTTATACCCAACCGTGATTATCAAAACGCCAATCTCCAGGTTCTGCTTGTACTTCCAAACCAAGATTATCTACATTATTTACAGAGTTTTCAAATCGCGTAAAATACTGATTACCTAATATACCGCCATCGCCGTCCAAAGATGAAAAAGCACGTGATGCAACATAGTAAAGTAGTGCTTCATGTAAACTATTAGGTAAAGCTATATCAACAGTGGATGGATCTATATCAAGTGTATAAATTAGCTTTGGATGTGTAGCGCGATATTGTACAGAATATGTAATATTATCATTTGGAAACGGTACTTGTATCGTACGATAACTAGGTGTATAAACAGACAGTGGTTCAGTAACATCATTCATAGGCAATTTATTGCCTGCTTCATCATATACTTCTTCAATTTTAAGTACATCATCAACAAATGGTGCAGCAACTGTGTCAATAATATATTTAGGATCTTCAATTGAAGCCGTATTGGTTACAGCAAATCTGCTGTCCAACATATATATAGCAATTTCTTCATGTAATTCAATATAAATTTCACGCGATAAAAGGAAAAATCTTTTATATATTTCCTTCAAACCCAAGTTTACATGAGATATGAGTTGTTCATACCTAGTTGGGTCAGGTTCCGATTGGTGTTCACCAGGTATCAACTCACCTATTTTTAATTGAGCAAGTTCGCCGTAGGTTAGGTCTTTTAAAAGGTCAATAAGTGTCATACTAAGTATTGCTCCAATGTGTTATCTTCTGTTTCAGTTTCCCATGCAGCCCAATATTTATCATCAACACTAGGTTTTGGCGTAACCTGGCTTGGTTTCCAGGGAGTCAATAATCCTAACATACTTATTGTATCAATAAAGTCATCATGCTTGCTCTTAAATCCATTTATTGCAGCTAATGTTAACTCGTCTAACATTTCTGCCATTTCTTTGCTCTCTTTCAATTCCATTGGGAACCATATCTTATGTAGTTTAAACTGTGGGACGACAACATTAAAGCGTTGAAGTTTATTTGTTGCCGGCCGAAGTCCCAATTCTGTAGAATTTTTATCCTGTGCTAATGTAAAAAATATGTTACGTGTCAGCATCTCCGTTTGAATCCACGTCACGAATCCTTTTTGTTGGCCAGATATTTCTACCCCAACACTTTGTGGGTTATATTTTTGCACAAGACGAAAAAGATCATCAATATTCTTATCCATCAATTGCTTTTTACATATTCCATCCACCCAAAGCCAATCACCATTATTATTATAAGCCCAAACAGATATAACAGAGTAGTCCCCAGCTGTTTTTTCTGTAGTTGCAAAGTCTGTAGTGATATAAAAGTTATAACCACCTTTATTAGTAAGTACACGATCACGATGATACCAGATAATTTCACTATCTTGAATCAATCTTTCTTCATCAGACATAATACGAAGCATAAGTTCTTGATTAAATGTATCGATCTTACCCGCTTTTAAAGCTTTTATGTACTTATCAAGTACGTAACCGTACGTAAAGCGGTCTTCCCAACACCCACGAAACTCTTCAGGATCTACAGGGAACTCTTCACAAATTGGATATACATTTGTGGCCCAAGCACCTGATTCTACTGCTTTATAAAGCGGATCACGTGCATTAAAGGGTGTTCCAGACCATATTGTCTTATGATATGTAGGGTGTAGTGCATAATCGATCGCTTTATAAACAGTATCCTCAATACTGGCTATTACTGTGGCTGATCGTGCATCTTCATCAGATACAAGGTCGTCTAATACAGCTAACTGCGGTCTTACTCCCTGCTCTTTTGCACCACGGACACCAGTTTTTGCGCCATACCCCTTAACAATGAAAATACTTTTTTCAATATTATGAAATTCCCAGCGAATATCTGTGAATTTCGTATATGGTATATATTTTTGTAGGAAATCTGAATTCTGCCAACGATATTCAAGATTTTTACGCATATTCTTTACGCCATTCTCAATTGAGTCCGAAACGTAAAGGGCGAGATTGATTTTACCGAAATTGGGTAACCTACCATATACACCAAGGTATAAAAATAGGTATTCTCCTAGTAAAGTTGTTTTGGCTGTACCGCGGGCACACATATTACAGACATTGGCGCCACCATTTACAACTTGGTCGAGCATTCTATAGTGAATAACCGGACTCGAATTCTCCTCTCCATCTTCTCCATTTACTAATTTAATGAAATTTATGAATTCCAACGCAAATTCAGAAGGAACATATGCAGTATCGGTCACATAAGAAATCTCATTTAAGTATTCTTCGACCTTTTTTGCTATCTCCGCGTCGGCTGGAACAATTGGTTCCGCTTCGATATTATTCAACACGTTCACATTCGCCATTAATCAGTTTTCCTTTAGCAACTTCAGCAGCAGTCATAGCTCCAGATTCAATATTCAACTTCTGGGCACGTGCAAGTTCCATTGTCGCATCTCTAAGCTGCCGAATACTATCATCCTGCGTTACTTCTACCTCAAGCTTCAGTTTAGTAGTCTCAGGCTGCTTCAGATGCACTAGGAGACTGTTTGCTGCGTCAGTCCTAACCTTCTCGCTACTAGCATGTACCATGAGCTCTAGTTGCGTATTAAGGGCCTTCTGGTACAAATCCTGATTTAACACATAACTAGGTACCATTGTCTGTTCTAGAATAAGATTAACTACCTTATTCCGATTATAACAAGCAACTGTAGATCGTATGAAACCGGCACTTTTACCTATAGTGATTAATCTTTGATATCGGACTGGAAATGTCTTCATCCAACTTTCTTGGTTAGTGTATCCTAACAATTTATAACTTACATACTTTACAGCCTGTACATATGTACTGAGTTTAATGTTGGGATCTTGTAGCACACTTGTATAACCTACTAGATTTTCACGAAAGCCCTCGCGGGCTTCCGGATCCACCACCAACTTATTTAGTTCGTCTACCAAATGCTGATTAATATTATGCTTTTGCCTTTTAGGCATAACAGCTCTAAGCGCATCTACTGTTAATACAACATTATCGGTATCAGTTAATTTGGCTGGTATATTCTGTGTCATATTAAATCCTTACTATTGACTAAATACACTTCGGTTTCGCCACATTTACGACAAGAAAAAAGCGCTGTAGTAAATCCTGGTTTACGCCACACATTAACTGTAGCCCACGAATGTATACAAAGTTTTCTTTTAATGAAATTAAAAATCACTACAAAGTGTTATGTAACCCTGTGGGTATTTGCCTGTTTCTGATATGACACACATGCGTTAATGCTTTATCTAAGGAGAATACATCATCTGATAACTCTTTACGTTCTTGTGCATCAGGGAGCATACCTAAGGAGGTTAAAAGGTTCGACCTTACACAACACAATTGAATTATTACATTATTCAAAGCTGTTATATCTTTAGGACACATTAGTATTACCCGGAACAATGACATTTCGTTCGATTACACGACGTACTAAAATCACCGCGGCAGTAAGATTTACCACATTAGCGCGAAAACAGTCACTTACTGGTGCATTTTCAATAGGATCTGGTTGATCTTTAAGATCCTGATCCTCATCTCGCATAATCTGCTCAATAACATCTGCAGCGCCGGCTAAGATTGCTCTTTTAGACTTGTTCATTTATCAATATCTCCAAATTTCATAGGTGATTCCAATTTAGTATCATCAGTAAAAGCGATTATTCTATCGATTAATTCTGTTTGTACAGTATCATCTGGTAGAGATCCATGATTAAATTCTTCGTTCTCCTCTCCCGCCTGCGGCTCCGAGGATTCCTCAGAATTTAACTCAGCATCTCTACCAGCAACTACCTCAGGCTGTAGTGTAGATACAGGAGTGGGTTGATTACGCACATCATAATCCAAACCATCATCAGCATTTTCTAATTCTGTTTCCGTAGCATCTTCTGAAAAACCTTCTGGTCCTACTTCTATTCCATTTTCTTGGTGTATAAAACCAAGTTCATCTGCTACACCACCTTTTACACCTGGTTCTGATGGTGTAAACACAACAGCATCCGTATCTGGCATATCTATTTGCTGAAACTTAGGTCTTTGCCTTGGGCCTGGAATATGAGCTGTCTTAAGAACCTTTGCAGGTCTATCCAATTGTACTTCTTGTTCTGTACGTTCATCTAAAGTATTCATTAATGGTTCCTTTTGGTTAACTTACAATCTTTAATGGTGATGTTTTATGTGATCCTGCATCACCAAAATTAGGTATAAAACGGGGTTTTGCATACTCAATCCATGTATGTGTATGGTTACACTCTGGACAAGTAATAATCCACTTACGATCTTTTAATTCATAGTGGGACTGCATTCTTTGCATTATACTGTGTCGTCTATCGGCATATTCTTTCATACCAACACAATCTGCAGGCGGATAAATTTCCTTTACAGTACAACCTACATATTCACATTTATCACAAACAATATCTACATCACCAAACATTATAGTAATAAACACAACCGGGTAACCATTCATAGTAGGAGCATGTCGTCTACAACGACCTACACTAGTATCATCTTTCGGACAATGCCACATACAAGACTGACACTTCATGTTTACACTACGATGCATCCAAGGATCCAACATTTCTTCTGGTAATTCTTTTGCATCCAAACTTGTATCCCAACTTTCTTTCTCATTAGGTATTTTGTGTTGACTAGCAAAATCCACATAAACTTTTGGATGATCAGAATTTAAACTGGATATACACTCATTTATGCAATTAGAACCATGTATGCAACAATCGTCTCTCTTGAAGTTTTCTTTACACATTGCATTTGCCTTTTATTATTGATGATTTCCATTGACATATTACACCTATCTAACTACAAGTCAAATATTATTTTCAGTATTTAATATGTCACGATAACTAATCAAGCCAAATAAATACTTTTAAGCGCCATATACTATATAATTATTGGAGCAGCGTACTATCAATGGCCGATGACAAGCTTCATAAGCTTGTGGATGCAGGTTCGAGTCCTGTCGCTGCTACCACTTCTTTATATATAATATTTCCTTCTTTACCCGACACAAACACTCTTGTGTATAATCCATCGTACACAATTCAAACCTGTCCATTAATCTTGGACACCACAAAATAATGAATACAAAGGGTCTCACAATATTTATAATTGACATACGAGTGTAGTACTTACTGTAACAAACTCTATACATACAACATACCCCCCCTACACTTGACACTGGGCCCTCACGCTGTCTCCTGTCTGTCCCTCTGCCTTGGTCGGCCATCGCTTCGGCTCCCTTGGGTATGGAAGGTCTGGTCACTCCTACTCCTTCCACCTTGGTGAGTGAGTGCCACATGCCTATGATGTAGGGCAGAGTCAGTTAACTGAGCTAAGTAAAAGCTTTGTGGTGCTCACTCACGTACCTCACAAGGTATAAGATATCAATATACCCTGTAGGTACAGCTACCGTTTAAGATACGAGAAGCAAAAGCTTCTACCATGTATGTGACTACTGAGCACTGTTTAATTACAGAGAAGGCTGCAAAGCTGAGGACTTGTAGGGGCACACTATGGGGACTATAGCTTAACAGTTGTAGTCTCCATTTAATTCTATACATGATAGAGAGTAAGACATTTAAGGATGAGTACACTGCTTTTCTTTATATCTATACTAATGTTAGTGTTAAGTACTATGTTAGTTAGATGTAGTATCTTACGAGTAATATGTATTACGTAGTACGTAGTACGTAGTAATACATATTACGAGTATGTATATTAATAAGCTTATAGGGTTTATCCTTGCGGTGCAGAATC